TTAACTAGTTGTGATCGTGATATAGCCATATTTTATTCTCCTATTCTATATACCTGTGCCTTGACTATAGAAGTGTTTGTTAATTCTAACTAACACATCTACATTCGCGCTTCCAGCAGTGCTATTTTGCGTATCTTGCGAAATATCAACTGCTTGAAGGACAGTTCCGCTTGTTGTTAAACCAGATACACTGTAGTCCAATTGAACTTGAGATATACCTGTTAAAGCGTTACCGCCGGCGTTTGTTATTGCAAAGTTTTTAAAGATGTCTGCTACAGCAAATGCTCCATCAGAATCAATTGAATAAACTACATTTGGGTCATCGATAACGGTAGCAACAATGTCACTAGCATTAACTGTACCTGGATAATAGTTTTTCCAAGTTGGTTTCTGAGTAGTAGGATCTGTGTAAAACACTCCATTAAAAACGCCCACAACCATTTCAGAGGTATTCGCAACTGCTCTTTGGATTCCACCACCTGTAACAGGGATTACCAAGTCACCTTGGTAAATCGGTGTGCCATAATTGGCTGCGATTCTGTATCTGTTTTGTGCGTTAATAAACGGAGAGCCATCTAGTTTTCTTACTGGTCTTAGACCATATTTTTCGACTACATTAGCCATATTGTTTTTCTCCTATATATTTTTATTAACTTACTTCGGTGTGAATTTTACCAAATCATTAGGATTTGTTTCCTCCACCAAAAGTTACGCGAGATTGTCTACTAATATTAATAGGCATCTCCGGTCGTTGTTCCTTCATGACATCGTTGTCCACCGCGTCTACTCTATCTTGAGTAATTCTTTTAAAATACTCAGCACGGCTTTTAACAATTTCTTCAGGTATCCTTCCCAACACAAGGCCAGCAACCCCGATCAAACCTGCGTAAGTTCCCTGAGCTATGACTGGATAAGAGTGATCACCTAATTGATTTTTAATCTCTTCGGCTCTCACAAATTCCCAACCTTCTCTCATTTTCTTAGATACGTTTGCCGTATCCTGAAAACCCATACTCTCGGTTCTTATCCATCTATGGACATAACCGTCTGGCGCAGGTGGTGCATCCAGAGATGATGGTGGCGTCCAAGGTTTATTTCTAACCTCTTTTACTTCTTCTGACGCGCGTGAAGTTCTTTTTATATTATCGCTCATACTTATTGTACCTCCTTCACGTATTTAGCGTATTCTTCTAGTGGCACCCCTAATTTTTTGGCAATAGCCACCTGTGATTTGGTGAGTCTCACAGATCTACGTCCCTGCTGACTTCTGCCAGCACTAGCAACTTTTTGGACGGGTCTTCGTTGCTCAGATTGAAAACGGTGAGGGAAATTTTCCTTCATACGTTTATCAATCTCATTATAATACTCCTCACTCTCTACATCAACTCCCATGCCCACTAGATCTTCGTGCACAGTCATTGCTGCGTTTGTCATGATTTTATCATTGCCAAACCAAGTGTTTTTAGAAGCCCAATCTTGAGCTTTTTTACTTGGCTCAGTTGGTACTACATCTTGTTGAGTATATTTTGGCTCTTCTTTAACGCTATTTTTCTGTTCTTCTAGCTGTTTAAGTCTAGCTTCTCTATCAGCCATCTTAATTCTAGCTTTTTCTTTTTCAACAGATAATCTAGTTAACTCATCGTTAGCTTCCATAATTTTTTCAGCATCATTATTTTCAATAGCTTCTTTGAGTTTTCTTTTTACCTGTTCTCTTTGAGAATCAACTCTAGCGTCAAATTCTTTCAGATATTTTTCATCTGCAGAATCATATTTAGTTACAGAATCGTCATACTTTTTCTGTAAACCTTTTGCAAAATCCAAAGCAGCTTTTTCTCTTCTTTCAGCTTCTCTGTATTTTCTTGTTAGTTTGTCTATTCTCTTCCTTACAGATTCAGATACCTTAGTTAAATCATCTGGATCTTCTGTAGGTTGTGTTTGTTGTTTAGGTTCTTCGATCTCTTCAACAGCAACTTCTTCTTTTGGTTGCTCCTTGTCGTGATCTGTATAACCTAAGTCTACTTCACCAACATTTAAGTTGGCTTCTTTAGATTCTTCCTTTTGTTGTTCTTCAACTTTAACTTCTGTTTCTTTAACATCGTCTAAATCAAGTTCAACTTCAGGTTGTATCTTAGCTTGTTCTTGTGCATCAGCCATTTGATGTTTCCTCCTTAATATAAATGCAGAATATCTTCTGGTTTATCTATTGTTGCGATGATTTCATCATCGTTCAAAATACGGTGTTCACCATATTTTGTTTTGAATCTAGAACCGGCATATCTACCGTAGATTACAAATTGTCCTTTCTTACACCAAGGACCTTTTGGAAATTTTTCTTTATCTTGATAACAAAGATCACCCATCTCAACGACTAAACCTACAACGGTTGTCATTTGAATGGTTTCACTTGCGTTATCAGTTAAAAGAATTCCACCTTTAGTTTTTTTAGGACCTGCATAAGGTCTAACTAAAAGTCTATAACCAACTGGTTTTGGTATTACTGAAAGATATTTTTCGATCCCTGCTGGATCAGTAGGTATCGGTGATTCTTTTGAATCAGGCGCGACACCATTGTTTATTTTATTGACTCCAACTAAAGTGGAATCAGGTGTTATTATCGTCATCGACATTCTCCTCGTTTCTCTGCAGGTCTTTAAGATCCTGAAGCAGCGTTTCTAAAGCGCTGAGTTTCCCTCTAGAATACGATAGTCTGTCGATTGTGTCTACATGGTACACCAAATCCTCTTTGATTTGGGTAATTCTTTTATTAATGAAATGTTTGATACTTTGTAACGTATCTAAATCAAGATTCATTTTTTTCTAAACAAACTTTATTTTTGCCCTTTTCTAAGCCTTTGAAACCATAATATTTCATTATATTTACTATAAGAGCCATGTCGTACATGGGGTAGTCATCAAAGACAAATCTTGTGATAGGAGCTGTTCTTTCTGCAAACCAAACAGCTTCAGTAATGACATCTTTTGTCATGTGTGGACCATCGAAAAAAACAAAAGCAAATTTAGAATCTCTATGCTTTGATATAGTCATAAAATCTACATCAGTCATATTACACAGTGTGAACTTACCTTGGTTTCTGTATGGTTTAAGATCGTTTAACATTTGATCTCTAATATCATCAGAGTAAGTAGGTGCTACTCCTCTTTCATAACCTTCCCATTGGTAGTCTTTTTGTTTGTCAAAATGTTGATACTCTAAATTAGAGTATGGATCAACACCCACATGGATATAATTATTAATGATATTGTCCATAATAACTTTAGACCCATATCCCTTATTAACTCCGATCTCACATGATTTATAACCTTGACAATCAAATCCTTTAGTCCATCTTTCAAGTAATTCATATTCGTAACTGTCTCCTCTAATCATAAGTTCTTATAACACTTTGGATTTTAAATGCAACTACTTACGTTTGATTAAATCAGTAGCTTTAAGTCCGTACACGCTTGCAATTACTCCGACAAATATGGTTTGATACCAGAACGGAAGTTGTGAGAAATATTCGAAAAACAATTTCATTTTGTCCATTGCAGTTGGGTCATCCGAAAAAACTGCCCACGCAAGAAGTAGTATAGGGGCTGAAAGTAAAATTAATATGAATTCGTCCTTCCAGTCCGATTGCCTTGCTTCTAATAATTTACCGTTATATTCTAATTCGCCGCGAGCTTGCATTTCTGCATTCCTCAACGCAGCATCAGACATCGCTTGTTTGGTTTTCTGTTTGTTTGAATATAGGTGAGCTCCAGTCTTTAGGGCCATTCCCAATAGATTTAACCACATTGTAATATTGTTCTTTTCTCCTTATACTTAAATAGGGTAACATCTCCTCCATGAAGTGTAAAGCACGTGTGCCTTTAAGCCAAAATCTCCACATATCTTTATAATGTTTTTTAGATCTTTTTCTAAACCAAATATTACTATTTAAATTAAAATATCTTTGAAATTTTTTTATAACGTCTTCGTCAGACATTTGAACTTCTAAAACAGCTACAGGGTTTCGGTTTCCAAATCTATTTACACCAAACCAACCCTCACCTTCAAATACACCCGATAAAAATATTAATTGTTCTTTTTTAGAAAAATTTTCGAACATTAAGATTTATAACAAATCTTTATAATAATCGCTACCTTTAAATTGTAATCCACCCTTAGATTTTTTAGTAAGTCCAGACAGTCCTTTTTCTTGTTCTCTTAAAATCTTTAATCCTTGTGATATTTGTGATTCAGAAGACATAGTGACATCAACATCATTTTTCATAATATCATCAAATTTTTTATGAAGATCAGGTCTATTTTTTAAAACTCTTTTTGCAATTTGACTTCCTATGTATTTTGCAATTTTAGCTACCATTTAAACCTCTACATTCTGAACAACCTTTTTTAAATTGTTCATGTCGATTACAATGTTCTTTTTTTATAATTTTTTCTTTATAAATTATTGGCGGAAAAAATAAACACCAAATAAATCTTGCAAGTTTTTTAAATATCATTTGACCCCCTGAAATCCAAAACCTTTTACTTGTATTGAGCTATTACCTGGATATATATTTTTATCGGTAGCTTCTCTATTAGGACATCCACCCATGTTTAATTTAATAGGAGGAACTTGTGAGTTCGGTCCTTTCTTAGGAGGAATTGTTTTTGTTAATTTTTTATTAATCATAATAAACTTTTATCTACGTTAGATGATATCACAACACTACCACCATATTCAAATTTTTGAGTTTCTGGTGTTTTACATGGAGGATAAGTTCCATCGGGACAAAGTTGCGGTCTATCATTAGTTGCTAAAGTTGCTTGAGCTGTTTGTACCTTATTCTTATCTTTAGTTCCCATAACTTGTTTACCTATCATGGTATCTCTTAATGCTCCTATAGCATTCATAAAACCTGCACCAGGTATAATATTTCCTAACCCTAAAGATTGTTGTCTTGCTCTAAGATTACCTGAAAAACTTGTAATTGAATCAGTAGCAATACCTGGATCCGTTGCATTATTACCGCCTCCTAATGAAGCCATTGCGGATTGGTTGGCTGCAACATTTGCAGCTTCTGAACCTAAATCTCCTGTATCCACTGCACTACCGCTTGCAGCTTTAATACCTTTTAACTTTCCAGAATTTTCCATGGCATAGAAAACAGATTTACCTTTTTTCGTACCGTAGCGCTTCTCCATGGAAGCTAATATCTTTTTACCCTTTTTGTTTAGCGGCATTTTGTTTTGCTCCTTGCATAGCTATTTTTTCTTCTGCGATTCTTATTCTCTCTGCAGCTTGATCTTCCGCTGATTCTAACTTCATTTTATCAAGATCTAGTCGATCTTCAAACTCCATTGTTTTTCTTTCTTGATCCATCATATTTTCTTGAGCTTTTCTTTGTAAATCCATTGCTCTTAAATCTAATTCTCTTTGTTTTAATGCAACTAAAGGATCTTGTTGTTGTCCGCCTGCTTCTTCTTGAGCTAACATTGTAGTGATCTCTGCAACTTTTTTAGCTACCATTGAATCAAATAAAATCTTAAATCCTTCTGGATCTTGTTCTGCTTGCATTGCTAATTCAGGAGTATTTTGTACCAAATCTCCTATTTCACCATGTGCTTTTAACGCAATGTGATCTGATATATGTCCTTGTAATAATGCATACACCATTGGATTAATTTGTACCATTCTTGTTGCCATAAAAGCTCTATGAGCTGAAATATGAGCGTCGTGATCTTGTTGAGGGAACGCTTTTAACATTTGCATCTGTAATGCTTTAGCATTTTCTGTTGCTGGATCCTCTGGAACTGGTTGAACGACTGGATTTAGTAGTGCATCAATATTTTTTGTACCTAAAGCTTCATAAACTCTTCTGTAAGCCTCTCTTAAATTGTGCATTTGCGGATTTGATGCTGCAATTTTCAAATTTTCGTTTGCTAAAGTCACTCTTTGCGACATAGAGAAGATATTTGGATCTGCAACAGGAATTACATCGACTCTATCGTCAAAATCTTGTAATTTTACGAATCGATCTGCGTTTGTAACTGCATAGGGATACACAGGAGGCAGATAATCAGCAAAAACTTTTGCAAGTAATCTAAATTCTTGTCTCATTGCGTAGTAACAACGCTTGTGAATAGCACTCATGACCCTCGAACCACGCTCCAAGAGCGCAATTGTTGTTCCAACAGCTCTATTTTGAGCATCTTCACCTAATTGCATGTCTGCAATCGCTGCAAAACGCTGTCCTGCTTGTACAACAAAGCCTAAAAGTTGGAATAAAGTTGCACTTGGCTCTTTAAAAGGTAAAATTTGGAACTGATCTCGTATATTTCCTCCAGGAGCATCCACATCTCTGAACTCTCCAGGCTGAAAAGGTTGGTCATCATCTCTAATTCTGATTCCTCTAGACTTAAATCCAGCAGGTAAGTTGGCTAAAGTACCTGCATCAAGCAATTGTCTTAAGGCTTGAGTAGCAGATCGTGATAATCCACCTATCATATGAATTAAACCAAAGCCATAAAAGCCTAAACCAGGTAAAAATTTGTAATGTACGAAGTATTCTTTTCTTTGATAAGTGTCATCATCTTGATTATAGTTTCTATAA